AATCAAACCCCAGTCTTACGTAATTATATTCCATATATATGAAATATGAATACAAAATGTTATGATGATTTTACACCCCTAATGCTAAGAGTAAATAAAAAAGAAGTCTGTAATTATAGTTATATAAATACAGTTAAAGCAGGATCATCAACTGCACATATTTTAAAATCAAAAGATTATGTTTTCTGTTTTAGTAGTGACGATAATGTAAGTGTAGAATCAGATACACTAGCTCCAGTTGGCTTTTATAGACCAACCATTGAAGATATAAACGATTTGGTTAAAAAGTTTGATGGATACTTGGGCAATAAGAGAAATCAATTATATATTAGTGTAAGAAAGCCAAGACAGCCATTAGTAACACAACCTCTAAGACTTAATCAGTCTGGACTATGGTTTGAAAGAATGCGAGGAAAGTATATTGTGAATACTAACACAGGCGAAACTGTGCATCTTGGCGATGTTGAAAAAAATGATATATGCAAGGCTATGGGAATAAACAACCATTATTTAACAGAAGTTGCAATTGAAGGTAAGGAGAAATTCAATTGGTGTGGACTACAAAAAAGAACAGATGGTATGGAGTGGGATCAGTATTTCTTAAATAAAAATATTATATTCAAAGACCCACGCATAGATCATAGTTATAGCAAGCAGTATTAGGCTTTGGGTTTGCTCTTACGCTTCTTTTTTAGATTAGATTTAGAGTAGGAGTCTACAATATCTGTAAACTCAGAAGCATCACTTTCAAACCGAAACCAAAATCGGCACTCTTTTTCTTGTAATTTATATGCCTCAGAATAGCATTCTATAGCAATATGCAATAGCTGATTTGATGATAATAGTATATTTTCCATATATACAGCCAAGCAAACATCAGCTTCTTCTCTTGGTTTGTCGCCGTATCCATCGTCGTATTCAGCTTCTTCGGTCATCTACCATAAATATCTAAACAAGCAAAGAGAAAATATATTGAGTTTTCAGAGTCTTGAATTCTATTTATATATAATCAATTTAACATACTAAAATATTATGGCATCCCCAGCAATTTATAGCAAAACACAATTAAAGATGAAGATCGGCGCGTCCTACGTTCCGGTCGTCGGTATCACCTCTATCGGTGGTCCAAACTTCTCGAAGCCACCAATTGATATCACAAACATGGAATCAACAGCCAAAGAATTCAAAGCTGCTGCTCTAAGTGATCCTGGCGTTCTTAACTTCGCTCTGCAATACGCACCAGCGAACACCACGCATTCTTATATTGTATCACAATCGGCTAACAACGTTGTTGGTAACGATCTATTCAAGATGCAATTCAGCGATCTAACGACTTATGAATTCACCGGTTCCTTCACAGCCTTCAATATTACGGCGGCTGATCCGTCGCAAGGCGTTCTAGAAGCCTCGGTTGATCTTCAACTGACCGGCAACGTAAATTTCAGTGGTTCGTTCTAAAATATTAGTATTAGTTCAAGTTCAAAAAAGCCGCTCAAAAATGAGCGGCTTTTTTATATTTAATTTTTTCTGCTTTACAAGACAGTAATGATATTTTAGTGTATATTTATAATCATTAACCAATTAAAATTTATGGGGTTCAACGGAAAAAAACACACAGAAGAGACTAAAGCAAAGATCGCAGCCTCGCGCAAGAAGTATAAAGGCAAGAAGCATCCCAGATTCGGCTCTACTTGGACAGACGAGCAACGGGCAAAATTCATTCTAAGCGTTCATCAGAACAAAATTGAAGAAAAGCAAATCAAAATGTTCTTGATAAAGCACAATGAATTATTCACTAAATTTCAGCAACAAACTAAATAAAAATTATGTTCGACAAAATATCATTAAAATCAATGTGTAAGTATGAAAAAGAAACTGGCAGAAATGCTATGTCTCTTTTTAGTAAAGAAGATAAGTCAGCAACAGACTTACGAGATATGGTATATCTAATCAAGTATACCAAAGATAATAGTGTTACTTTTGATACTATTGAAAATATGAGCACAGACGACTTCACTAATGCAATTAAAACATTTAGTGAGGAACAGAAGTAAGAGATGGATGCTGAAATATCAGCACATCAAATTCTGGCTTTTGCGATTGTCAATAACTTTACAATTATACCTTATGAGGATTTGTTGAATATAGGTCCAACAGATCCTTTATATAAGGCGTTAGTAGAAGCATATAGACAGAAAGAAGAAAGGCTAGATGCTAGAACAGCATTGATATGTGCTATCATAGCCAACTGCATGGGGTCTGGCTCTAAAAAATATGAGATAAAGGACTTTATGCCAAAAGCAAGGAAGAGTGCTGAAGCTGAAGACTTGAGTGTTAAGACTATGTTCAGCAAATATATGGCTAGTAAGTAGCTCTAACGCTCTGCTACTATCTATTTATACTTAAATATATAAATAACATATGTCCACTATAAGCACAGTAGCCGTTGATTTCGTTGCAAACACAGGTAAGTACACCACTGGGTTGGATGGCATGGCTAAAAAGACCAAGGTGTGGAGTGACAAAACAAAGGGTGAGGCAAAAGGTGTTACTGCTGCTTTTGATAATACAACAAAATCAATAACTAATCTAGCAAGAGGATTAGTAGGACTGGTAGCTATACAAAGAGTTGGTGCGGCTTTTGCAAATGCGGCTGCACAGGTATCTCTACTAGCGGATGAAGCAGAAAAGGTAGGAGCAAGTGCTGAACAGTTTGATAAGTTGCGTCTAGCAGCAGAGCGCAATGGTAGTGAACTTGGCGATGTAAAGATTGCTTATAAAGAATTACAAAAGAGTATCAATGAAGCATTGGGTGGAACTAGAGCAAGTATAGATGCATTTCGTTCTCTTGGTTTATCATATTCATACTTGGCAAGCTTAAATGCAGACCAAAGATTTTTGGCAGTAGCAGATTCATTAAGTAAAATCAGTGATGAAAATGAACGTGCTCGTTTAGGTGTATTGCTATTAGGAAAAGCATATACAGAGTTATCTCCACTTATTGCTAAAGGTGCTACTGGAATAGAAACTGGTGGCAGGGGTAGTTTATCTAATGAGCAAATACAGACCATTGATAAAGTTACGAAATCATTTGAGGAATTAAGCAGAACGCTTGACGTTGAATTAAAAAAAGCACTTGTAGCAATATCACCATTTTTAATAGCTTCTGCTAAACTCTTAACAGTTATTGCAGAAAATTCTAGATTATTGATTATTTCACTCTCGGCACTTAGCGCTGGATTTTTAGCATTAAAAGGTGTTAAAGTATTCAATCTTGCTCAAGCGGCTTTAGAATCAAGAATACTGAAAAATGTTGTGGCTATGGAGGGAATGGCTACTACAACGTTGCTAACTGGTAAGGCATTTAGAACTACTATGCCGGTGATGATGAAATTTACCGAGGTATTTGTGAGTATTGCCGCTGCCGGTCAAAAAGCACAAGCCGTGATTGCATTAACCCTAACATCACTTCAGGCTTATGCTCTACCAGCGGTAGCAGCGATGGCTTTACTTGTAGCACAAATTTATAATTTTATAGAAGCTATTTCAGATATACCAAAACTTGGAGGTTATCTTTTTCCAAAATTAAAACCTGAATTTGATTCACTTTCAGAAAGAGTTGATATTGCAAAAAATCGTTTGTATGGATTTATCGCTGCGTTGGCGGCTGCTACAAAAGCTGCTGCGCAAGGTAAGCCGATTGGCAGTGAATTTATAGGACCACGGGAATTAACACCTGCACAAAAAATATTGGCTGAAGCTACTAGCGCAGCAAGAAAAGCAGCAGATTTAGCTTCTGAAGCGACTGCGCAAGCAATAAAAGATACAGATGATTATATTGTTTCATTGATTGATTTAGGAAAAACTTTAAATGAGCAGTTTGGAAATCCATTAGATGTTGCAGAAGCAAAACTTATAAAATATACAAATGCTGTTGACATAGGAACAATAAGTTTTGAAGCTTATAAAAAAGCAGTAGCAGAAGTAATGTCAACCTTGAGTGGTGCAGAGCAATTTCAAATTAGAGAAAAGTTTGGAACAGGACCATTTGATGCATTAGCAGCACCGCTAGGAAACAAAGCAGGACCAAACGACCCAAGAGGTTTGATTGGATTAAGCAAAACACCTTTAGAAAATTTTATTCCAGATTTCTCAAAAGGCTCATCCCTTGCATTAGTAAATCTAGCAAATATAAATAGTGCTGTTGGCGGTGTTGCTGATTCGTATAATACAGCGGGAGAAAATGCTCTAAAGTTCACAATAGCGGCTGATAAAGCATTTAGTGACTCAAAGTTGAAAACATTCTCTACTGTAAAATCTGATCTTGATGCATTGAGATTTGTAGATATTGCTGAAAGATTAAAGGGTTCTGCTGGTGCAGATGCCAAAACAGTATTTGAGAAGCAAGTAGAAGATATAAATATGGCTGCAATGGCTGTAGATAAGTATGGCAATTCTATTATGTCAGCAGCAGACAAAACTCTGGCATTAGATATTGCTACAGAGCAATACGGAATAGCATCAGCCGAAGCATTTAGAAAATCTAATGAAGAGATGTATAATATAGTAATGCTCACAGAAGATTTTGCTAGTTCATTAGCTGGTGCTATTGCCGCAGGTCAAAGTTTCGGTGAGGCTCTAAAAAATGTGTTCCAAGATATTACAAAACAAATCATTGCGATGATACTGCGTAGCATTATATTGCAAAGCATCTTGCAAGCTATTGGTGTAGTTACAGGTGGAGTTGGTTCTGGAGCAGCCACAACATTTGCCTCTATGATGAACATCAAGCCAATGGCGGCAGGTGGTCCTGTAAAGGGTGGAACGCCATATCAAGTAGGTGAACTTGGACCAGAGCTGTTTGTACCAGAAGGTAATGGTTATATTGTACCGAATAATATGATGGGCGGCGGCGGAGGAGATGTTTATCAAACTATCAATGTACAAACCGGCGTAGCCCAAACGGTGCGTGCTGAAATGCTTGCACTATTACCACAGTTTAGATCACAAGCAGTTAACGCCGTATTAGAAACAAAACAACGTGGCGGCTCATTCAGTAAAGGAATGACGTTTGCTTAATATATAATAATATGCCATCATTCCCGATCAACTATCCAACCAATACAAGACTTGCTCCACAAAGTATAGAGTTTACTAATCGTAATCTTACTAGTCAATTTCGCTCTCCATATTCTGGTCAATTGCAAGTACATAGATATGGTGGTCAATGGTTTGAACTTAATGTAACGCTTGCTCCATTATTTTTAGATGATGCTTTGGAATTAACTGCATTCTTAAATGCATTAGCAGGTGACTCTGGCACATTTATATTTAAAATACCAAGCAAGTTTTTAATATCAGCAAGCGTTGGTATAACAACCACAGCAACAGGTAATGATTTTACCTTGGGCAGTGGCACTGTACAAGTTGGTAGATATGGATATAGTAGTAGCGATAAAAGATTGGTACAATTTACTACAGCAACAAGTATCTTTCCTAAACTAGCACCAAGTACATCATTTACTATAGACAAAACCTCTGGAGTTAAAATGAGATTAGCAAGTAGAGAAGTTAGCTATAGTGTTGATGAAATGATGATACACGGCGTAGTTATTCCAATGGTTGAAGCAATTTAATATATGAGTAGAAATATAAACAACGCATTTATTACTAGTAGTGTTGATCTTGTACAGCCTTACTTTGCAGCATACCTTGACTTCTCTGGCAGTGCAGTTCGTGTCTGGACTGGCAATGCTAATAAAGTACTTAGTGATGATTTTGGTGGTGGTAATTATGTAGGTATTGGCACTCTCGGTGGTATATCTAGTGTAACAGAAACAACTGAGATTTCTGCACGCGGACTTGAACTCACACTAAATGGTGTCCCAACTGCGTCTGTAGCAGCAGCACTTACTGATAATTATCGTGGTCGAGAGATGGCTTTGTATTGTGTATTATTTAATACAAATATGACAGCAACATCATCTTTTACAGTATTTAGAGGACGTATGGATCAACTTATAATTACAGACACAGGCGAGAGCAGCACAATCATGGTCAAATGTGAGAGCAGACTTATTGAATTAAACAGAGCAGATGATGTACGATATACAGAAGAAGCACAGAAACTATTATATCCTGGCGATACTGGACTACAGTATGTAAGCAGTTTGGCTGACAAATCAATATATTGGGGCAACAGCGGACCTGGCAGTACAGGCAACAATGGCGATGGGGCAGACGGCGGTACTAACGACGGTTCAACATCAACATCAGCATCATGATTTTTGATTCTAAATTTTATAATAAATTAGCAGCTTTGCACAGCAAAGACTTTGATATAACCACCAATAACTGTGGACTGTTTGTTGGTGCTGTTTATAAAGAAATATATAACATAGATTTGCTAAGTTCATTTAGTATTGTATACAGTAATGAAGCCGAAGCATTTGAATATATCAAGAGCAGAGGTGGCTGGGATACTATATTAACTGAATTAAATTTTAAGAAAAGACTAGATGATCATATTCATATTATGGATATTGTAATCTGTGAAAATGCAATTGGTATCTTTGACGGCACAAACGGATTGTTTGCTGGTCGTGCTATACGTCGCCGAAATAAATTAACTGATAGTTATTACTTATAAAATATGCCACAATTAGTAGCAACCACGATTCTGTATTATATTGCCAGCGCAGGTGTATCAATCACTGTAGCCACTCAAACCGCTATCATTATTGGTTCGTACATTGTAGTGGGCGGTGTAGCCGTTGCAGCAGCATCGTCTATGGTCAAGAAGCCAACCTTTGGTAATATACAAACAGAGGCATCAGGTAAGTTACAGATGAGCCGCGATACTGTTGCGTCACGTCGTGTTATATATGGTACGGTAAGAGTATCTGGACCTATTTTGTTTGCTAGTACCAACGGTTCTAAGAATGAATTCTTACACCTGATTGTGGCTTTGGCTGGGCATGAAATTAGTGACGTTCATGCTATATTTTTTAACGATAATATTGCCTTCCTAGATGATGTACAGAACACATCAATCTATCCTATAGATCGTATGACAGGTACATATAAGCTGGGCTTAGATAGCCAGACTGCTTATGATATGACACCTGCTACAGAGTGGGGTGCTAGTGACCAATTAAATGGTATTGCTAGTGTGTATGTAAGACTCACAGCCGATCCTCAAGTATTCCCGAACGGTATTCCTAACATCACTGCGACTGTAACAGGCACCAAATTAAATGATGCTGATGGAGTAACTCCAGTAGGCACAGGAAGCTATAGTAATCCAGCACTTATCATTAACGACTATTTACGTAATTATTTTGGAGCATCACCAAGTGAAATTGACTCTGGTAGTTTTGCAAGTGCAAGAGATATATGTGATCAAACTCCATTCAGTGGTAGTGGTGATTTTACAAAAAGATATACTTGCAATTATAGTTTTACGCTAAATACACAAAAGAGTAAAATTATAGAAGATATGTTAAAGACTTGCTATGGCAAGCTCATATACTCAGATGGTAAGTTCTCACTCAAGGTTGGAGCATTCTCGTCGCCTGTATTATCATTGAATGAAAATGACTTGATTGGAAACATAAATGTTACCACAAAGAGTAGTATAGCAAGTAGTTATAATCGTGTTAATGGATTGTATATTGATGGCGAATCATTTACCAGTAGTTTCCAACCTGCTGATTTTACACCTATAACAAGTAGCTTCTACTTAAATGAAGATGGCGGTGTTGAAAATCCAATTGATATAGAACTTACTGGCGTGACCAATCATTCAACGGCACGTCGCCTTGCTAAATTAAACTTATTAGATACTCGTCAAGAACTTGTTGTACAATGTACAACCAAAGTAATTGGATTACAATTAGTAGCTGGTGACAATCTTACATTATCATTAGACAGATATGGATTTGTAAATAAACTATTTGAAGTTGTACAACTAGAGATACAGCCAGACTTGACTGTGAATCTTACACTACGTGAAACATCATCTGAGATATATGATTTTCCAGTAGGTGAAGATGTAGATAGAGATTTAAGTCCAAACACTAATTTACCAAGTCCATTTATTGTACCAGCACCATCTAATTTTTCTGCTACAGAAGTAACAACCATTGATGCCGATGGCACAGTCTTTCCGGCAGTAGAATTAAATTGGAGCAGTAATTTAACAGGCAGTATATCAGATATAGAAATCACTTATGCACTAACAAGTAGTAATGACTATCAAGTGCTAGGTAAGTTTGGTCGTGATACTGTATCATTTACAACATTAGATGTGGCTGCGGGAGATACATACAACTTTCGTGCTCAAAACTTTAATTACTTAGGTGTATTTAGTAGTTATGTAAGTGCGTCATTAAAAGTTTTAGGTGACACAATTAGACCACAAGCACCTATTGGTGGCAGTATGACAGGAGGAACAGGCACACTACAAATCAATTGGACCAACAGTGCAGTAGATACAGATTATAGATTTACTCAAGTCTTTATAGGTACAAGCGCAGCTAGTGCTAGTGCTGTTGACCAAGGTAGAGTATCTGGAACTACGTTTAATAAAACAATTACAGAGAGTGGTACTTATTATGGGTTCCTAAAAAATATAGATACAAGTGGTAACGAAAGTGATGTATCGTCTGGTGGCAATGCTGTAGTATCTGCTATTGGTTCTGGCTCTGCTGGTCCTCCCGGACCAAGTGGCAGTGCAGGATTTGCATATGTTAATATACATCAACTCGCAAATACAGTGCCAGCCACTCCTATAGGAAATCTTCCTGTAGGTGGATGGACTGTAAGTGTACCAGCGAACGACGGTCGTGCATTATGGCAAAGTAATGCTTTGATTAGTAACGCAGACAATTCTACATTAAAATCTGGTGAAGTATGGACTGACCCACAAAGAATAAGCGGCAGAGTAAGTTATTTTAGCACAACTGCTCCAGTTAGTGGCAGCAACAGCTCTCCTGTAGATGGTGATATATGGTTTGATACTGACGACGGCAATAGAATATACAGATGGAGTAGCGGATCAGCTGCGTGGATAAGTGTACAAGATCAAGAGATACCTCTTATTACTGGTAGTCTTGATACTTTAAGTGGTAGTATTGTTAATGTAAATGGCAAGTATGGCGTTAGTGTAAACAACGGCAGAGTTGTTGGCTTTGAACTTAACAGCGGCGGTGGTAGCAGCAGCTTTATTATACAAGCAGATAAATTTGCTATTACCAATGGCGGCGGCAGCGGTAGCAATGTGCCATTTATTGTAGAAGGTGGATTAACATTCATTGATGGTGCTGTAATCAATCGTATAGATGCTGGTATTATTACAGCAGGTACTATTAGTGCTGCTGTTAGTATAGATACACCACAAATCACGGCATCGGCTATACTTGTTACCACAGGACTTGGTATGCGTTGTGGAGATGACAACAGTGTGCTAACGCTGACAGGCGGCAGTGTAGACGATGATAACAACGGCGGTCAGATGGATTTAGTTGGAAATAATGTAGCGAGCATTGGTGGCACTGTGCAACTAATTGCGGGCAATGTATTAACTGGTAATATATTACTAAAAACTGGTGGTAACAACGAGCGTCTGGTAGCTTATAATAATGGAGAAATTGGTATTGCTGATACAATAAAAAGAATATCAAGCACAGGTTATACAGTTAATCTATCTGATGGCGACAATCTTGTAAAATTTAAATGGGATGATGGCTTATATGCCAACATTGATAATGGTGGCGCAGAGTTTTTAATCGGTGGCGGTGGCAGTGGAAC